AAGCTCCAATGTTCTTGGACCTTGATAACAACCGTATGCTCCGCGAAAGCGCAGCAGATGCTTACGAAGTACGCCTCGGCTACTACGGAAACGTCGCTTGCAACGCGCCGGGTTACAACTGCCGCGTAGCACTATAATTCGGACTCACTGAAGGGAGATTGAGTTATGGCGAATAGAGATTTTAAAAACTTTCAAGCCGCAGAACGTGAAGTAAAGCGGGTTTACTTGAAAGCTACAATTGGGGCCTCTGGTGCACCTACCCTTGTCGCTGCTGACAGCCTTGGAGTTAAGGCTATTGGGCGGAATACTACGGGCGACTACACCGTTACCTTTGGTACTCCGTCAGGTGACACGGAGAAGTACAACAAACTTCTTTGGGCTGACGGCAAGGTTCTAGACCCTGCCGCCGAGGATATTCGTGTTCAGATTGACACTGACACTGTGTCCAGCGCAGGCACTATGACGTTTTACACCGTAACAAGCGGCAGCGCAGCCGACCCAACCAACGGGGCAACTCTGTTGTTGGTATTTGACGTTAAGAACAGTAGCGTCAAGTAAGGAGCTTGCCATGAAAGGCAAAGGTAATCTTGCCCTTATGATTCTTAAAAAGGCCAAAGAAGAAGGCCCGGAAGAGGATGATAGTGGCTTGATGAAGAAGGAGGCAGGGGAGAAATTCCTCAAGGCCATCCAAGAGAATGATGCCGATGCGGTCGTCAGTGCGATGTCCGACTTGGCAACCATGATGGATTAATTGAGCGGGGGCTACGTGCCCCCGCTTTTCCTTTTGGGGGATAGGTATGCCGAACAATACCCTGACGTTGGCCAACTTGATTACCGGGGTTCGCCGTCGTGCGGATATGGAAGGGTCTACCTTCGTTTCTGATGCCGAGATTGTTGATTATATAAACGTCGCAATGGCAGAAGTTCACGATATCCTCGTAACTAAGTTCGAGGATTATTATGTCAGTTCCCAACAGTACACCCTGCCTGGTTCTGGCTCTGGGTTGACGGCGGGGCTCTTTGCGCTCCCCTCTACCTTTTATAAGTGCTTGGGTGTTGATTTCGACGCGGGTGGAATTACCTATCGACTAAAGCCCTATTCATTTCAGGAGCGGGCAACCTATAATTCTCCCGGTGTTGTCTCTTCTATGATTAGCAATACGATGTACCACATACAGGGCGAGTCAATTAAGTTCATACCGGCCCCTGCGGCGTCAGGAACGGCGACCCTTTGGTATGTTCCTGAGCCGGTCTATTTCAGTGCGGGTTCGACAAGCGCGACAATCGAGTCAGTAGCCGCTCAGGTAGCGAAAGGTTACGAAGAGTACGTTGTTATAGATGCAGCCATTAAATGCCTTCAGAAAGAAGAATCAGACGTTCAGGTGCTACTTGTACAGAAACAGCAGCAGCTTCAGCGTATTGAGCAGGCGGCAGGTAAACGCGATGCTGGTGAGTCTTATTCGATTACCGATGTAAATGTTGGAACTTCGTCTTACTTAGACGATGCGATTAACTTGGTTTAGTTATGATTGAATATGAACGACACAGGACTGACGACACAAATCTAACCTTGGTTCAGGACCGAATCGAGGAAGTAGTGGTGTCGTTGCAGTCAAGCGGCATAGTAGACGGTCGCCTAATCCCTGGCATTGAATTTACAGCAGACGTGACTAAAAACGTTTATCACGGCCTTGGGAGAAAATATCAGGGCTACATTACAGTTTCCGTCAATTCTAAGTGCATAATTTCCGTAGTTGACTCCGCAAACATTAACCCTTCTCAATACATAGCGCTCCAGAGCATAGGAACGCCGTGCACTGCTGCATTGTGGGTGTTTTAATAATGTTAGAAAAGAAAACACTGTCGTTCGCTTTGCTTAAGGGCATGGATGAAAAATCATCAGATTCATCACGCGAGCCGGATGCCTTAAAAAAAGCGCTAAACGTCGAGTTTACTAAAAAAGGCCAAGTGTCTAAGCGCGGCGGATTTGTATTAACTGACAGCCGAACAGATAAAGAGGCTTATGGCGAAACTGGCGATATTAGCACAGGCAAAGCAATTTCTAAGTTTCAAAATGAGACTCTTATTGTTGCTGATTCTAATCTGTATTCAAAAATTGGCGGGTCAGGTCTTTACAACAAGGGCACGTACATCCCATGTACTGCGCAAAACGACTTTAAGCGCAGACAAATAGACAGGCGGCAAGGAAACGCCCAAATAACGGAAAACAATGGTATCCGCGTTTATGTTTGGGAAGAATATAAATTTGCCAATCGATACGAGTACGGGACCGAATACGAGATTTATGCCGATGTCGAACACATTGAAACGGGGGCTATGCTTGTAAGTCGCCACCTAATAGCAAGTAACGCTATTGCCATTGATACAGATGCAAGCACCGACCTCAATTGTCTTTATCAATTTGGCCAACCGCAATGTGCCAAACTTGGAGACAGAATATACATTGTATTTAAATGGGTAGACGGCTCCAGCGATAACACGCTTTACTACACCTCTGTTGACTGCGCGAGCCCTGAAAACGCGGTTTCAATCGGCTCTAAAAATGTTTTAAATGACAACGGTGGCACAAAAATAGAGCTTTCAGCAAGTTTGCCCGTGTTTGAAATGGACCACTGCATCGGAACAACTCACAGCGAGGCCATTGCCCTAGCATTTCACTCCGCCAGCACAGAGCTTATATTAACCTATTTAGTCAGAAGTGGTGCAACACTTGTAGGCTCATCTACGACGCCGAGATTAATCTCAACGGGCCTACCTGATCCTGAGTTTCACACCTTTGACGCTAGAACGTCCATATTCAAATACACTCCCACAGGATTAATGATAAAGGCCCTTAATGATGGTGACAGTGGGGCGTCATATACAATTATAGTCGGTTATACGATTAATGATTCCGGCACTGCAAAGGTTCAGTTAGTATCGGTAAAAGACGATTTGTCTGCTCAAAATGCTTACACGGCAGACACTACAGCCCCAAGCGGCAGGACCGGAAATCTTTGGCTTTTAAATGGTACAGCGGCATCGGTTACTGGTTCCGCAACAGGTGCCGCCGACGTGTTTTGCACGCTATGGTTTCAAGATGCTAGTACATACGCATCAAACCTTACGGGCGTCATTGATAACACTTTGGGCCAAGGTGTCGCACCCACACCACCGTCAACAACAACACAGCAAGCGTCAATAATGCCGCAGCATTTTGTTCGGTCTTATGCCGTAAGCAGAGACGACGGTTCTTTTGCCATATCAACAGTTAAAACAATTGCGTTCAATGCAACTGTTACTTCCGACTTTTTTCGATACAACTCAGAAAACTATTGCGTCATTTCTCAAGTAAACGACAACGCTCTTTATGCTGATATGTCAGGCTCCACTACGCTTCAAAGAGGGCTAAACAACAATTCTGTTTTAGTTAACGCTGACGGTGAGCTTATTGGCGCACTAAGAACAGGCGAATGCTGCGCTTGCCTTGGTTCTGAGTGGATAACGATTTGCCCACCTAATGGAAGAGACACAGAAAACCCTGGCGCACTTGCGCCCGGAAGGGAAACACGCAGGCTCTGGCACGGCGTGCAGCGCGTGACCGCAAGAGATACATCTACGCGCTTCGTGTTCGGCGGCTCTCGTTTTGCTGGGTATGAATTTTATGCAGCAGGTCAGTATTCCACAAGCGACTACCCTGATAACAGCTTTGGTATCTCTTTGTTTACCGTAGACTTTGCCCCTGCTCGAACACTTGCAAGCGTTGATGTCGAAAAGACTTGGCTGGGAACTGGCGGGTTTTTGCATGGCTACGACGGTAATCAGATATTCGAGAATAATTTTGTTGTTTATCCAGCCATACGCAAGCTAACGCAAAGGTCATACTCAAACACTTCTTACTCAAGCGGCGTAGTGGGCGGCTATCCTAACTCTAAAACGATACAATACTGCGCTATTTACTCATGGACTGATGCAAAAGGTAATTTGCAACAGTCCCACCCTTCTGAAATTGTAGACATCACAACTGACGCGGGCCTTGTTGCTGGCACTACACTAACAACGGCAGGCACGTCCGGTTACGTCGCCAACCAAGTTTACTCGACAACGGTGAGCGCGGGTTCAGGGACCGGCGCAAAAATCTTGGTTAAGACAGTGAGCAGCGGCTCAATTGCAACTTACTCGGTGATAGAGCAGGGCACTGGTTACGCTGCCTCTCAAGTATTAACAGTAACAGGTGGTTCGGGCGACGCCGAGATTACCATTGATACTATTACGGCTCAGAGCAAAATAGAGGTTGATATTTATGTACCGAGCTTTACTCGGAAAACAGATATTTCAATAGAAGTTTATCGCAACGATGCCGATGGCGGTTCCGTTTTTTACCTAGCAGGGCAAGTGCCGGTTCCGTCTGCTTTGACAAAAAGCTATGTAACTTTTATTGACGCCCCAGCCGACTACGCAAAAATTACAAAGAACCCAATTGAGATATATACTACTCCCGGTGTTCCCCCGAACAACTTTATAGGCTCTTGCACTGACTTGGTGCGGCATCAAAATAAAATCTATGCAGCCGGGATAGACGACACGGTTTATATGTCTAACGGTATTCAAGAAGGTACTGATGTTGGATTTGTCCCAGACTTTCCAAACTACAAGTTAACGCTTCCAGGTGACCCCGGCAAAATTACCGCGATTGAAAGCAACTTAGACCATTTTATTATTTTTACGTCTCAAAATGGGTTTTACGTTACAGGCTCAGGCCCCAGCATTGTAGGGCAAGGTTCGTTTTCTCCGCCCCGATTGTTTGCAAGTGACCAAGGCGCTAAGTCAGGCTCCGCTCATACAGACAGCCCTCTCGGTGTTTTTTATCAGGCTGATCGTGGCATTTATCTCATTGGCCGGGATATGTCTGTAAGCTATATCGGGGCAGCAGTTGAAGACACTGTTGGCGCTAAGACAGCCGTGAATATGTTGAGGCACGATGACGATAACACTGTTCGCATAATGCTACAGGCAGCAGC